CCGATCCGCGAGCCGTTCGAGCTGGAGTGACCTGCTGATGAGCCAGTCCCCCGAACGCCATGATGCCTATGTGCTTTGCCAGGACTGCGGCCACGCCGAACCCTACGACGATGCCAAGCACCAAGGCCATGAGCGTTGCCCGAAGTGCGATGGTGACTTCTGCGGCTGCAATGCCTGTTCGGGGATTGCGCGTCTGAGCATCCAGTTTCAAACCCAATCCGCCGCCGATGAGGTGCAGCCATGACCGTCTCTTTCAGCCTGGGCCGCTATCTGGTCGCGCTGCTGGGCGAGTGGTGCTTTCCCCTCGTCATCGGCATCGCCCTGGGCATTGGCCTCAGCACGTGGCAGCTCACCGAAGAGGCCGATCTGATCGAGCAGATCTTCACCCGCTCGATGCAATCGGTGGTCGAGTCCTGCACGACTTCAACTGATCCCCCGGAAAGTAGATCGCCTCCGGCGTCCGGGACTGGTTCACCAGTCGCGGGTGACGGTGGCGAAACGGGATAACAAGGGCAGGGCCCTTGGTGTAATCGAGTTTTCTATCAACGGCATTGATACAGGAGCGAGCAAGACACCCCAGTAAACCAAAGTATTCCAGAGCTATTTGATGGGCATGATTTGTTTCGATGAATGAGATTTTGCCCTTGCTGCACCGTATAACTAGTAGCGAATAACCACTCCGCAAGCCGCTCAGTCGCAGGCAAAAAACTTCACACGAAGTTCGCCTGTCGGGATCGCTCGGCCTGCAGAAAGGCAAACCCGCGCAATAACGCGCAACTCAGTGAGGAAGAAAAGATGGCCCGTTCGACTATGGAAGTTGCATTTCTCGGCGTTCAAAAGACCGAGTTCGACGATGTGAAGATCGTGAAGCTTTTCTACGGCGATGAGCCGGACGGCAAGACCGAGCACGGCCTGTCCATCATCGGTATGGGCGTTTCTGATGACGTTGCCGATGAAGTCTTTTCGTCCTGCGTTGGCCTGGAGCCGCTGGAACCGGTCCGCATCACCTTCGACGTGGCTCGGGGCGGTAAGAACCTCGGCAAAAATCTCGCCCTGCACATCGAGCCCGTAAAGGCCCGCACCACCACCCAAGCCACTCCGCAGGCCCCGGCAGCCAATAAGCCCGCCGCGCCTGCTGACAGCGCCAAGGCCTGAGGTAACCAGTGATGGGGCGCTATCTGTTCATCGCGGCTCTGGCCTTTGTGTGCGGCCATCTGTGGGGCTACAGCTCCGGCCTGCTTGAGGGCTCCGAGCTGGCGCTAGACGGCTACTTCGCCTCGTCACTGGAGCCGTAATTCATGGCTCTGGTGTGGGTTCAAGGCTGCACGTCCTGGGTAACCAACCCGGACGCGACTACCAGTTGTGCAGCCCTTGAATGGCACCAGGCCTACCTGATTCCGCCCGAGGCGGCCGGCTATGTCGACATCCTCGTCTCGGGCGGATTTTCACCAGAGGCCTTCGCCATCGGTTTTGGCGGAACGCTGCTGGTGTTCGCCATCGGCCTTTCCGGAGGAATGGTCGCTTCAATCCTACGACGCATGAGGTAACACCCAATGAAACAACTCTCTACCCGCTTCACCACCGCTGTTCGCAACGCTGCCCTGGTCGGCGGTATCGCCGTGTTCTCGGCTGGTCAGGCCATGGCTGCTCCGATCCCGATCGACATCAGCGGCATCGAAAGCCAGATCACCGCTGGCGGCACTTCCGCTGGCACCGTGGCTGGTTACGTGGCCCTGGCCCTGGCCGTGCTGGCCTGTGCCGGTGTGGTCTTCGGCATGCTCCGCAAGGCGTAAGCCGTGCTCTGGTCAGTGATGCTCGGCGCCTTCATAGCCGGGGCATTTATCACCGGCTTTCGAATCGGCGAGTTCTTCTGACTGGGGAGGTGAGGGGCCGAAAGGCCCCTTGTTCTTTCATGCGTAGCGCGATTTTCTTACTTCTGTCCCTTTGCTTTGCTCAAGCCGCAAATGCCGAGGTTTATTACTGGAAAGTTGCTTACACCACCTATAACGGCAAAGGCTCAAGCCCCGAGGCCGCATATCAAGACGCTTGTTCTCGCGCTCCGGGCTGCCTGACTAACGGCTACAACAAGCCCAATCAGCGCACGCTGACCAAGGCCAGTGCAACCCAGTGGGTGATTAAGGAGTATTTCGCCAACGGCGTGTTTAACCAGCAGATGCTGGCCGTTCGTTATGGCACTGAGTGCGACCCTGGAACTACGTTTAACGAATCTAAGGGTGTCTGCGAGGGCGATCCCTGCCTACCCACCGTTGGCCAGGTCATCTACCACGGCCACACCTTCCGCAACCTGGGCGCCGACGGTAACCCTGATACTGATCCGCCTATCGCGATCTGCAGCAACGCCTGCCAATACACCCACACCTTCGAAGCCTTCGGTTCCAAGCGCAAGGGCGACGAAATCGAAGGCTCCTTCAAGTACAAGGGCAACGGTGTGTCCTGCACCGTCAGCAGCTCTAACCCCTCGAATTTCGATCAGCCGCCCACCAAGCCGCCGATGTCACCGCAACAGGAGTACTTCTCCGACAAGTCCTGCGACAACTGGGTGACCAATGCGGACGGCACCTCCTCGCGTCGCTGTGTCAGCACCAACAAATACCGCGAGCCCGGCAAGCTCAATTGCAAGTACGGCGCTGGCGCCATGGTGTGCAACGTCGCCGCGCCCGTCCCCAACGGCAAGGAAACCACCGTCACCGAAACCACTGATGTGACGCTCAACCCGGACGGCTCGAAAAACACCACTACCAACACCAGCACCACGACCACCACCTGCAAGGGGCTGTCGAAGTGCAGCACCACCACCAAGAACGAGACCAAGAACGAAGGCACCAATCCCGATGGCTCACCCGGTGATACCGAAACCGAGTGCACGGGGGATGGCTGCGTGCCCGAGGAAGAAGACGACGGCGACGACAAAGGCGAAGAAGAGGAAGAGCAGGAAGAGGAAGGCATCCCCGGCCCCAGTCGCTCCCTCGCCAAAGGTGAGCAAGGCAACTTCGACGATGCCAACGGCGAGTGGGATCAGAAGATCGAAACCGCCGAAACCACCCTGCAGCAAAAGGTCGATCAGTACGCCAACGCCTTCTCCGGCGTGTTCGACCTCAACCTGGGTAGTGCTGGCGGCTCACTGCCCTGCGAGCAGGTGCCCGTCACCATCGGCACCACCACTACCAACCTCGACATGTGCCTGGAGCGCTTCTCCGAGCCGTTGAGCTATCTGCGCTTCGCCATTCTCCTGGCCGCCACCGCGCTGGCCGCTCTCATCATCCTGGGGTGACTTTATGGACTGGATTGCCGGCTTCCTCGACAACCTGCTGGGCTTCTTTCAATGGGTCTGGGACTTCCTCTCCAGTGGTATCTACCTCTTCGTTAAAGAGGTCCTGGTACTGCTCACCAAGGTCGCCATCTACTCGTGGATCTCCGTGCAGATCATGGCCCTCGACGTGGCCTATTCGGCCGCACAAAGCATCCTCTCCGACATCGGCGTATCCGAGGCCATCCGCGCCAAGTGGTCCGGTCTGCCGGCTGAGGTGGCCTCGACCCTCTCGTTCTTCGGCATCCCCCAAGCGCTGAACATCATCTTCTCGGCGCTCTCGACCCGCTTCGTCCTCAAGTTCGTTCCGTTCCTGGGCCGCTGATATGTCGATCAAGATTCATCACGGCCCCAACGGCTCCTACAAGACCTCCGGCGCGATTCAGGATGACGCGGTGCCGGCCCTCAAAGAGGGTCGCCTGATCATCACCAATGTCCGTGGCTTCACCCTGGAACGGGTGCTGCAGGTCATGCCCGAACTGCCCAGCTCAGTCGACATCATCAACCTCGATCTGGAATCGCTCGACGACATGGAGCGCATGCGCACGTGGTTCCAGTGGGCACCTCGCGGCGCGTTCATCATCTTCGACGAAACCCAGCTGGTATTTCCCAAGGCGTGGCGCGAAAGGGACCTCGAGCGCTTCGATTTCCCCGGTGGCCCCGAGGCAGCAGCTAAAGCAGACCGGCCCATGAACTGGCTCGACGGCTGGACCCGTCACCGTCACTGGAACTGGGACATCGTCCTAACCACCCCGAACATCGCCTACATCCGCGACGACATCCGCATGACCTGCGAGATGGCCTACAAACACTCCAACCTCGCCGTCATCGGCATCAGTGGTCGCTACAAGGAGGCCCAGCATGACGCCCAAGTTAACCGCCCGCCCATGGAAGGCACGGTCATCGAATACAAGCGCATCAAGCCCGACACCTTCCGCCTCTACCAATCCACCGCCACCGGCGTTACCCAAGACACCAAGGCCGGCAAAAGCCTCCTCCGGTCGCCTAAGCTACTGGCTCTCCTGGCATTTATGGCCCTTCTTGTTGTCGGCCTACTATCTCTCGGCGGCATCAATTTCGGCCCTGCGGGAGTCGCTCCGCCCGATACTCCGCCTGCTCCTGATCCCGCTGCGCCTGCTGTGGCGCCTCCTAAAACTGCTGATTCCCCGTCTGCTGCTCTTCGTATTCCTAATGTGGCTGACCGGGAAAGCGCTCTACCTGCTCCTGTCCTGAACAACCATCCCTTTGCCGGACGCTCCTTCGTCCTGCGTGGCGTGATCAATGCCAAGCGCGATGGCAAGCCCATTCAGCTCGGCCAGATCGATGTGATCGACGACAGCGGGGCGGTACTGCGACAGACCTTCGCCGACCTCTACCAGCTCGGCTACCTGATCCGCGTCCGCAATGCCTGTTTTGCCGACATCCATCACCCGATGGGATTTGAGGGCACCGCCATCTGTGCCGGTGGTAAGCCGCCTGAACGGCCATCCCGAACCGAAACCCGACCTATCGCCACAACCGCAGCCCCCGCCAGCTCATCAGGCGGGGTACGAGTGACTGTTGTGCCCGATAGCGAATATCCCGCCCGGCCATGGCGCTGAGCGCGAGCGCCGCCGCGGCTCGGTGCAGAGCGAAGGCGCGAGCGCGC